GTTGACGTTCCGTTATCTATCGACAGATTCAGCGTGGCATCATTCGCCGCTGACTTGGTACGCGTCAACGTGATCACCGCGCCGGTCCCGCCGATAGTAAAGAATGCAGCAATTACAGCGTTCGCATTGAGCGCCGTTCTGATCTTCCCCGCCACAACCGTTGCCGTATCCGCATTGGTTACAGTCGGATTCAATGTAATAGGTGAGCCTGTCATACCCGCCGCTGTGAGTACTACGGCAGCCGTGCCGGTTAATGTAACCGTTCCGGCCACCGTAGCAGTCTCAACTTGGGCAACTCCGCTTGTAGGCGCACCCGCCTTGGTGAGCGACCCTAGATTCATCATAAGGCTTACGTCTGCGCTCCCACCACAGTCCAGGTAGGCGCGAAGGCCGTTCCTGTGTTGATATACAGCACGCCGGTATCGTCTCTCACAGAAAGAGTGCCAATAGGCATCCCGCGCCCGTGAGCGCCGACGCCCGGAGTGGTATCGGCAACCGCAAGCGTAGGCGACGTACCTGTAAGCGAGTTCAAGGCAACCGTCACCGGCCCAACTCCCTGCTTGCCCAGATTGGCAACGAACGTGATAGTCGCTGTACCAATACCCGCTGTCATTGTGCCTTCAGCTACCGTTACATTAGTCGCTGCGCCTATCGCTGGCAGCGCACCGAGCGCCGCATCAATATTCGCAATGAGTGTTGCATTAGTAGCCGACCACGTAATAGCCGCCGTGGTATATCCCTCAAACGCTAACCGGAATGTACCGCCCGTTGGCGTGCCACCTATGGTTAGCGTCTGTACTTCGTCTGTGCCGGCGCCAGGCGCACCAGCACTATGAAGTACTGCTACGCCTGAGCCCTCAATAATCGTTCCGCCTGAAATTGTAGGCATTAGTTGTCTCCTTAGATGCCTGTAACGAGGCAGAATGCAGTTGGACGGGTAACCACGAAGGCTACACGAATCTCAGCAATGATTCTGCGCTGATTCTTCGTGAAGTCGTCATTGATGTAACCCACCTTGATCGTCATACCCTTGCGCTCTACGAGAAGCGAGAAGTTAGCGAAGTCGCCTACAATGCCCGTGTTCTCGGTAAGCCCCTGAGCCTTCACAACTGGCAAGCCCCAGATGCGCTCCGGCCCCGCTTCGCTTGGCGAACCCCAGATGTATATGCCATCAACAGTCCTTAAGAGGCGGATATCCTGCCAATCGTTCGGGTGCAGGACTACCGCGCTTGGCATTGCCTGACCTGTTACCTCAACCTTTGTCATCGCCTTGTAGATTGCATCGGGCGTTGGGTCAGCACCCTTAGCCTGAGTCTGCACGTTGGGCGTGGCAATGATGCCCAGAAGGTTAGGCGCTACGCCATCGCCTACGAGAATCTGCGAATCAAGGCGCTGACGCACCATAAACGCAAGGCGCTGTTCGATGTATTCCTGCATCCCAGGTACATCTTCGAGTTGCTCATCCGTTACCGGGATGTGCACCGCAATCTTACGAACCACCGCCGTGCGCTGAGTAAGTGCCAGCGTTGCCTCGGGCTTCGCAGCACCCTCAGCCGTTTCCGCTGCGGTATTCGTGAATGTAGTTTCCTCCATATACACATAAGCATTCTGTGTAGTCTGGATGGTAGGAATCAGATCAGTAACCTGAATTGGACGCGTGGCATATGGCACCACAAGCCCGCTGCGCGTAGCTTCAGGTACCCAGCCTGTAGATGAAATGAGAAGCGTCTTGAGCCGCATATCAGTCTCAAAGGCTTCTGACTCCATCGGCTTATTGACGAGCCAGTCCTTGTACTGCTTCGATTCAACGAATCGCTGCGCGTATGACTTCTCGTCTTTCGCAGGCGCTGCTTTCTGCCCGTCAGGATTGCCGCCGAAGTTGGGGCGAATGGGCTTATTAAACTCATCGCCTATCGCCTTGGCGTTGGATGCAATGTTCTCCTTTTCGAGAACCTCATCACGAATCTTGCCAATCTCGTTAAGTTCTGCGTTCTTGGCGCGAATGTCCTCGAGCTGTGCGGCGGTCAAATCCCACGAGGTCTTACCGTCAACCTCAACCTTGTGGGCCTCCATCACCGCATTAATCTCGCCACTCTTGGCAAGCATTGCCTCAGCAATCTGTGCGCTTGTCTTGCCTTTCCAGTCTGCCTTACTCATTGCTACGTTCTCCCTATCGTGTGAAATGCGTTGTTCATTGTTTGCAAAATCTCCGCATAGACTGCGCGTATGTCCGAGTCAGCCGCCTTGGCTACAGGCTCAGTCAGCGTTAGCAATTCACGAAGTGCCGCCGCTGTCGATTCCATAGAATCAGCGCACGCACTGATCCTTGTGCGATTCGAGCCAGATAGCACACGCCCTTCTTTGACTACCCGCAAGTCTACAAGTGATTTGGCGCGATCCGCCCAAGCGAGATTGTAGGCAAGCACATTCTCACTTTGTTTTGCGAACGTAGCAGGCACGTCCGATTTGATTGATAACAACTCAGTCTCCGCGTTCATTCCAACTAGAACGGGTGACCACTCATACAAATCTATAGTGACAAGTGATCTAGTGCCATCATCGTGGTTAACCGAATCCTCTACCACGCGATAGCCGATGCTAAACTCGTCAATGATTCCAAACTTAATATCTGAGAATGCCTCACGCCCGCGCTGCGTTTCGAGATTGAATTGCCCCTTAACATAGAGCCCCTTGTCAGTCTCACGCGCCTCAAGCGTCTTAGCTATCGGCATATCCCATTGATGCGCCCATACGCCCTTGGGAGTGCGCTTCGATAGCGATGCCTTGAACGCGCCAGGCTGCACGATATCGCCGCCCGCGTCAGTGTTGCCAAAGACGCTAACGATAGCCTCAACTATGCCCGTCTCGCCCTCGGTAGTTACCGATGCTCCAAACTGCTTGCGCTCAAGTTCCATAATGAATGCTCACTTCTACCACAAGATTAATTGAAACTGTTTTAGCGATACTCAAACTCGCATTGACACCTCGAAAGACAAGTGCGCTGCCCTATCGGAATTAATGAGCCAATCGGCTGCCAGTCCTTGCTAGCCTCATCAAAGCACTCCTCGCAGTGATCCGCATCCGGCTCGAGGAAGCTGCGCTCTTCGCCGGCGCCGGCGTGCTTCTCACGCTGTCCTGTACTCTCGGTATAGGTTGACCATCCCGCTTCGCCATACATTCGTGCACGAGCCGCCATCGCGTCATCACGTGCAACCTGCCCTGACTCTACCTTAAGCGCAAAGTTGGCAAGGTAGGTGTATTGCTTCTTGATAATCGAGCCAAGTAACCCGCGCTGTCTTGCACCCATCATCTCCTTGCCACCGAATGCGAGCTGCGCCATTGCGCTGTGCGTTGCCTTGACGCCCTCACGCATTGCTATCGCCCACTCCTCAAAGCTCACGCTTCCTGCCACATACCGTGCGGTAAGTTCCTCAAGTGCATCGGCGCTGGAATCCACAACGCTGACGCCAATGCGCCGCAGTTCCGCAGGTGTGACCACCTTGCCGTTGGGCTTGATGTAGCGCCGCTTAACTGGATCGTAGGTATACCCGTCTGGCACATCTTCACTCGTGGGCTATCGCCACCTTTGGCTTAGCCTTGATCATCTGAGCCGCCGTATCCTCACCTAATTTCAGTAACCACGGCACAGCCGCATCCAGCACAGCATCGGAGCCTGTAGCGTCAGGATCGGTAGCCTTTTGCTCTACGGCCTTCGCCTGATCATCCTCATTCGGTGGTGGAATCTGTGGCGGTAACGGATTCAATGGATCATCTTCAGCCATTGGATCACCCTCCGTTGAAACCTTGGCGTATATCTCATCTTCGGGCTCAAACTCATAGCCCGCTAACTCGCGTACCTCACTGCGCTTGAGCCAGCCGCCCTTATAGGCCACGCTGAGCCGATTGTAGAGCGCATCCTGATCCTCACTAAGTGCACGCACTTGCGACAAGTCAAAGCTAAACTTGAAGTTCTCGGTATTCTTCTGGAAGTCGGGCAATAACTGCGCGGTCAATTCTTCTTCGATGTACCTGTAGAGCGGTACCAGGTAAGTCTCAGTGGCAAACTCCATCAATTGACGCGCATTCGAGTACGTAGCCTTGTCCAGTCCTGCACCGTAGCCAAGCACGATGGCGGGAACGCCTATGACCGCGCTCAGCCGTTCCTCGGGCAGTCGCCGCAGTTGCTGTAGGTTTAGATCGCTTGGCGATAGTCCTACGTTCTTCACATCAACGCCAATGGCCGACACGAATGCCTTACCGCGCTCAGTTCCTTGTGTTGATCGCTGATACGCTTCCTTAATCTTCCTCTCATCTACATCAATGGAGTTGATAGATTCCTTTGGCGATATGACCACGGGCGGGACTGCGCCATTCTTCATCAACAGCGCTGCGTAGTTCGCTACTTCCTGATCCGTGTAGACTTCGCGCATTAGTGACGCAACGGGCGACAGCCCCATTCGCGTATTGTTCGGGTCAATGCCATCGCGGAAGTGAATCACATCGTTTTGCTCAAAGATTTGGAGCAAGCCATCAACGCGATACTCATAGCCCGAGATAAACTCGTTGCCATTCTCCGGCCACAATGGTCGCATCATATGTGGCGGAACATACCAGAGCTCAGTAACCTGATTGCCTCGATTACGTACCTTCAAGATGTAGGGATTGCCTGAGACTATCCACGAATATGCGAATGCCTTGAGTAGTGTAGTGCCTGAATAGAACGCGTTAGGCTTGCGCCACAGCTTAGCCGCCGGGTGATTCGGGATGATCGTCTCCATCCCATCCTTGTCCACCTGCACCACGTTTGGCGGCGCTTCCGGTAGTACGCGCCCTAGCCAATTCGCCGCAGCCATTACCAGCGATGCACCGCCCAGGTCGCCTACCTCAGTCGTATAGTCAATGTGCGTGTAGCGTGCGCCAAGCCACGACCCCCAGAAGGATGGCGTTGTGTAGCCGCTGCCCGATGTGCCGCCGCCCCATCCTGGAAACTTGAGCACCGCCGCCTTGACTCGCTGTATTAGTCCCTGTTCTGCCATTACGCCACGCGCCATTCTCTACGTGCCACAATCGCACGCCAAGCCAATGCCCTTGCAATCACTGTATCGTCGTGGAAGTTATCGGGAGCGCTGTACGACACGCGCTGTGTAGTTGCGTTAACCTTCGATTCGTATGCTTCCAGCTCAGCCGTTGCCACGGGCATATTCAGCCACTTGCATTCATTGCGCTCGAAAGAAAGTGCTAATGACTGGATGAGCGGCGGCTTCGATGCTGCTGTTGTGGTGAATGAGACTACGGGCAATCCTTCACGCCGCAGCGCTTCAATATTCGGTGAGCCTATGGAGTTCTCCTCAGCCTCGATGTGGCGCACGCCCCACTTCTTCGCAAGCGTCTCGAGCCGTGCACGCTGAAATGCCCACTCAATCTTGTTGAAGCGGTCCAAGGCTACTTCGCATCGGCAATCACTGCATAGAACACAGAGCGCCGTAAAATCATTTTTCTGCGCCCAATCAACGCCCATTACGATGCGATGCCCATAATGGTCTATAGGCTGTGCATTGGCCGGTGCTGTGAGATTTGCTGTGATGTTGCGAAACACTGAGCCTTCCCCTTCGAGAAACTCCGCGAGTATCTCTTGCCTGTAGGCTTCTTCCGTCAGATCGCTGGCGATCTCATCGAGCGCTACTCGTGACAGGTAGGGATTATCAAGACTTGTGAATGTTATCGCCGCCCAACGGCCAGTGGTATCAGCCTGAGCCTTTTGGTAAAGATGAAAGAACCAGTTATGCCGCAATGGAGTTGAGATAAACCAGGCATCGCCATCATTGTCTAGAAGCATTGGTGCACCTACTTTGTCCCACGCATCAGCGGCGAGAAGCG